GAAATGGCTTCTATGAATATTTCAATGAATGCAGATAGTGCAGATGAAGTTGGAAGACTATTAGATATTGTCAAAGGTGCAGCAGGTGCAGAACATGCACATAGTGTAGGCCCAGACGATATGCCTGAGATGCCTCCAATGCCATTAAAAGGCGCAAATGATATGCGCACAGATATGGAAAACTTTTCCAGTATTGTAAACAGAGCAGAATCGGAAGAAGAAGCATTAGAAGATTACGCAAACGAGCCAGACGAAGAGTATGCAGATACACAAACAATGACAAAAGATTTGTCAGGTGGCTTAAACCGCGAAAAGAAAGCCTACAAAAAAGCAGCAGACGGAGATAATCCAATGGCGCTTGAAGATGGAATTAAAGCAAGATTATGGGATGCTTTAAATGAAATGAAAGAAGGAACATGCAACGAGTGCGGTAATGCAATGTTGACTGCTTCCGAGAAAAAAGAATTAGCAAATTTACCAGAAGGCAAAAAACATGGTAACAGCAAGATTTATGACAAATGTTGGAAAGGCTGTACAAAAGTTGCTGGTAAAAAACGTGGCGAACCAGGTTCATGCAAGTGTGATTAAACCCCCTAGAGTACTCAATAGCGCCTACGGGCGCTATTCTTTTGAGTAAATACACTATGTCAACAAGTTTAGATGGCGTCTTAATTAAAAAGGCGAATAAAAAAGAAACATTTACTGAAGCTCAAATACAGGATTTACAAGCCTGTATGGATCCAGACACAGGCTATTTGTATTTTGCAGAACACTTTGCTTATATCCAACATCCTGTAAAAGGTAAGTTATTATACAAACCATTTGAATATCAGCTTGGACTAATGTCAAGTTATCATAACTATCGCTTTAACATTAATATGATGCCTAGACAAACAGGCAAAACTACATGTGCTAGTATATATCTAGCATGGTATGCTATGTTTGTACCTGATCAAACTGTGCTAATTGCAGCGCACAAGTATACAGGTGCTCAAGAAATTATGTCTCGTATACGATTTGTTTATGAAAGTTGTCCTGATCATATTAGAGCAGGTGTTACCTCATACAACAAAGGTTCGATTGAGTTTGAAAATGGAAGTCGAATAGTTAGTCAAACAACAACAGGCAACACAGGACGTGGTATGTCAATTTCATTACTATACTGTGACGAGTTTGCATTTGTTATGCCTAACATTGCAGAAGAATTTTGGACATCAATATCACCTACACTAGCAACAGGTGGTCGTGCTATTATTACTAGCACACCAAACTCAGACGAAGATACGTTTGCTACTATTTGGAAACAAGCAGAAGATAAGTTTGACGAACATGGTAATGAGCAAGAGGTAGGTCGTAATGGGTTTCATAGCTTCCGGTCTGATTGGTGGGAACATCCAGATAGAGACGAAAAATGGAAAGAAGAAGAGCTAGGGCGAATCGGTGAAGAAAAGTTTAGACGTGAGTACGGTTGTGAATTCTTAGTTTTTGACGAGACACTAATTAATAGTATTAAACTTGCAGTAATGGAAGGTAATAAACCGCTTGTCAATATGGGGCAAACACGTTGGTATAAAAAACCTAGTCCAGAATTTACATATGCAGTAGCACTTGATCCTTCAATGGGCACCGGCGGCGATAACGCTGCTATACAAGTATTTGAATTACCTAGTTATGAACAAGTTGCAGAATGGCAACATAACACTACTGCTATACCTGGACAGATACGTGTGTTATCAGACATATGTAATTACCTTGTTCAAGAAACTAGTAATGCAAACGGAATTTACTGGAGCGTGGAGAACAATGGAATAGGCGAGGCTGCACTAATCGTTATAAACGACTTTGGTGAAGAAAATATTCCAGGACTATTTGTCAGTGAACCTATCCGCAAAGGACATGTACGTAAATTCCGTAAAGGCTTTAACACTACTCATGGCACTAAAATTACTGCCTGTAGTAGACTAAAAACTATGATAGAAAATGATAAAATGGTTGTACACAGTAAACCTTTTATATCAGAATTAAAAAATTATGTTGCAACAGGATCTAGTTATCAAGCAAAATTAGGACAAACAGACGATCTTATTAGTGCAACATTATTAGCAATAAGGATGATGGCAGTACTTAAAGATTGGGACCCGAGAATATATAATTCATTTACTCAAGCTGAGGAAATAGAAGATTACGATCCACCAATGCCAATCTTCATTAGTACGAACTATTGATAAATACATTATGCAGAACCTAAGTAAAATAAGTGAAGAATTGTTTGCAAAGATTAGAGGACGTTTTCCTAGTGTCACTATTGGCACTGAAGAAGGCATGATTACTAATAATCCTAGCGAAGCACGTTTTATAGAGTTTGACTATAAAAGCAAGGGCAAAGTAAGTCTTAGTTTAAATGCTGAAGACGGCCTTGTAGTCATGCACGGTGCTGATATACTTGCTGGAGAGAATGAAGAAGAACTGAGTGACTGGTATAACTTTTTAAGAGAACTAAGACAGTTTGCAAAAAAACGTTTACTAAATTTTGACACTCGTGATATTACTAAAAGTAATTTACAAAAAAGAGATTATAAGTTTCTAGCCAAAAATGCCGGAGAAGATCAAATGACCGAATCAAAGTTATATGGTACTAGTAGAACTAGTTATCAAAATGTAGACGGAGCACGTTTAGTAATTAAGCATAATGCTCCTATTAACCAAGAATCAGCAACTGGAAGAACAAAGCAAATTAGTTCTATATATATTGAAAGTGCTGATGGAGAAAGATTTAAATATCCATTTAAACATCTAAGTGCAGCAAGAGCAATGGCTAGACATGTTGCTGAAGGTGGTAATGCATATGACGATTTTGGCAAACATATAACTGGTTTATCAGAAGAAATGGCAAAGTTACGTAAGTTTAAAACATATATGGGACGATCAGCTGTAATGGCAGAAGGGCTAGAACCGTATATGGATGCTGTAAAAGGTCGTATGAAAGACGTAAAGAAAACAATTGAGTCTCTTCAAAAACCTGCACATTACGCAGAGGCAATTGCAAACTTTGAATCAGTAGTAATGGAAGAAGTTCCTGCAGACGTTGCAGAAAACTGGACCGATCAATTAACTATTAAATTATTTAATGAAGAACTGTCAGATGTATTTCCGTACATTTACAAACTAGTAAGTGAAGCAACAAAAGCACAAGAATTAGGCCCAGAAGATTTAGTAGATGAATCAGCATTAATGGCTTACGCAGGTGAAAAGAAACACGGTAAGGAATACATGCGTAAAGCAGCAGCCGCAGGACGTGACGGCGCCTCACAAGAAGAGCTAGGCAAACTAAAAGACAAGTATAGCAAAGCAGAAAAAAATAAAAAAACAAAAGAAGAAGCGGAGCTAGAAGATACAATGGAAGGACTTATGGGTCAGTTCAGTGAAGCAAACGAAGCAGAAAGAGACACACACTGCTCTGACAAGTGTTGCGGAAGTGATACTAAAGCAGAAGATTGCGATTGTCCATCAGATTGTGAAGGCTGCAACTGTAATGCAGAGATGGACGAATGTCCACCACAACAAGATGCAGCACCTCAACAGCAAATGGCTGCTGAAAAGCCAAAAACACCACTAGGCGAATTTATTCTATCATATTATGATAGAGAAACCGGATCATTCCCCAAAGGCGAAACAGCTATACTAACAATGGTTGAAAAAGACTATGGGGATGAGTATGTTCGACCTGCTCATGCGTTTATTGAAAAAATTCACAGTACATTTGTACAGCACGAACGTATGAACAACGAACAAAATGACATTTTTGCGTTAGCAGGAATTTAATTAAAAAAACACTTGACAAAACCGTTTGTAGCATGTATAGTATATATAGTGCTACAGACAAATAAGGCACAAGCACATAGGCAATTTAACAAGGAGGCATAACTATGGCAACATTAGCAGAAATCCGAGCGAAGCTCAAAGAACAAGAAGCCGGCCAAGGCGGCAATCGAGGACCACAAGGTCCAAACCCAATTTACCCATTTTGGAATATGACAGAAGGTAGTAGTGCAACACTACGATTCCTTCCAGACGGAAACCCAGATAACACATTTTTCTGGGTAGAGCGTTTGATGATCAAACTTCCATTTGCAGGTATTAAAGGTGATACAGGTAGTAAGCCTGTACAAGTACAAGTACCTTGTATGGAAATGTATGGCGATGGCTGTTCGATTCTACAAGAAGTACGTGGCTGGTTTAAGGACCCTTCACTAGAAGATATGGGTCGTAAATATTGGAAAAAGCGTTCATACGTATTCCAAGGGTTTGTAACTGACAATCCACTAACTGATGACGAAGCACCTGAGAATCCAATCAGACGCTTTATTATTGGTCCACAAATCTTCCAGATCATTAAGCAGGCGCTTATGGATCCAGACATGGAAGAGTTGCCAACAGATTATACTGCTGGTGTAGACTTCCGTCTTAACAAAACTTCAAAAGGCGGTTACGCAGACTATTCAACATCTAACTGGGCTCGTAGAGAGCGTCCATTAGGCGATGTTGAAATGAATGCTGTTAATACACACGGCTTGTTTAATCTAAATGACTTCTTACCTAAAAAGCCAGGTGAGATTGAAGTAAAAGTGATGCAGGAAATGTTTGAAGCGTCAGTTGACGGTGAAGCATACGATGCAGATCGTTGGTCACAGTACTTCCGTCCAGCAGGCATGCAAGCACGTACAGGCGATCCTAACGTAACAGCAAGTCCACAAGCAACTGCGGTAAGTCAAAGTGCTCCAGCAACAACACCTACTCCGGCTCCAGCTGCACCAGTAGCAGAAACTACAACTGATACAGGTTGGCAAGAAACTGCTCCGGCAGCAGCACCAGCAGCAGAAGCTACAACAGGTGATGCAAATGACATTCTTGCAATGATTCGTGCAAGACAATCTCAGTAATAAAATTATGTAGGGGAGAAATCCCCTACACTTTGGCTTAACAAGGAGACACTATGGCTAAATCATTTGATGTCAGTAAGTTCCGTAAGGACTTGACTAAAAGTATCTCAGGCATGAGTAGCGGCTTCAATGATCCTACTGATTGGATCTCAACAGGCTCATATGCACTTAACTATCTTATTAGCGGCGACTTTCACAAAGGCGTTCCGCTTGGTAAGGTTACTGTGTTTGCAGGCGAATCAGGAGCAGGTAAAAGTTATTTCTGCTCAGGTAATATTGTAAAACACGCACAAGATCAAGGCATCTTTGTAGTACTAATTGACTCAGAGAACGCACTTGATGAATCGTGGCTACAAGCATTAGATGTAGACACATCAGAAGACAAACTACTTAAACTAAACATGAGTATGATTGATGATGTAGCAAAAACTATATCAACATTTGTAGCAGACTACAAGGCAATGGATGCAGAAGACCGTCCTAAAGTATTGTTTGTAGTTGATAGTTTGGGTATGTTACTGACACCTACAGACGTAGATCAGTTTAGTAAGGGTGATATGAAAGGTGATATGGGTCGTAAGCCTAAGCAATTGACCGCACTTGTTCGTAACACAGTTAATATGATTGGTTCACTTAATGTAGGTCTAGTATGTACTAACCATACATATGCATCACAAGATATGTTTGATCCAGATGATAAGATTAGTGGTGGACAAGGCTTTGTTTATGCATCATCAATTGTTGTTGCAATGAAGAAAATGAAGCTAAAAGAAGACGAAGCTGGTAATAAGATTTCAGAAGTACGTGGTATTAGAGCAGGTTGTAAAGTTATGAAGACTCGTTATGCAAAACCGTTCGAAGGTGTACAAGTAAAGATTCCATATGAAACAGGTATGAATCCTTACAGTGGTCTTATTGAATTATTTGAGAAAAAAGGTTTGTTAGTAAAACAAGGCAATAGACTCAAGTATGTCGACTTAACTGGTGAAGAACATCTTGACTATCGTAAAGCATGGATGCAAGGCGATAAACTCGATTTAATTATGTCGGAATATGCTGAAAAAACTACGCCTGTGGTAAATACCGCTGACGAAGTTATCGACATTGATGACGAAGTTATGATCGAGGAGTAACTAAACAAATGGACGAAAGTATAATTTCTGACGTATGGTCTACAATGAAAGAGTTTCTAGACAAAAAACATATAGACATGGCTGCTGAAAAATATGTTGATTTGTTAGCAGATTATGGAGTAAGTGATGAAACACTTACTGAGTGTCTTGGTACAGAAGCACATTTAGATCAAGCAATTAACTATTACCTAGACGTTGAAGATTATGAAACATATGACGACGAAGAAGATGAATGGGATTGATTAATGGGTTGGTATAGTGAAGTTTCTAGAGATATTTCAAAAATTCCTTCAGCCATACAATACTTTGAAAATGAGTTACTACAAGCTCGTAACGAATGTAAACTGAAAGGTAATGTTGAACGTGCGGCAGCAGAAATGCCGGGTATCGTAGAGCATCGCTTTAACCAATTGCAAGAGATAGAAGCTATACTAAACTATCTAAATATTGAGCTACGTAGACTGCGTAGCTCATTTTTTAAGAAGTATCTTGAAAACTATCAACGAGCTCTGTCTAGTCGTGACGTAGAAAAGTATGTTGATGGCGAAGCAGATGTCGTTGATTACGAAAAGATTATAAACGAGTTTGCACTTATGCGAAACAAATGGTTAGGTGTACTTAAAGCACTTGATCAAAAGCAATGGCAAATTACTAACGTAGTTAAACTACGTGTAGCAGGAATGGAAGATGCATCTCTATAAATAATATAGGAGAGTGCAATGGCAAGATTTAAATCAGATAAAATCCAAAAATTCAGAACTATATGCGAAGTACACAGAGAAATTTATGATATAGTTTATAATATCGATGATGATAAAATTAAAAATGATATTGTAGATAAATTAGAAGAAGCATTTCTTATGGCTAAAAAAATGAACGAAAAACTTAGACAATACAAATACGATTATGATAATAATTGGTGGGAATTGACAAGTAAAGAAATTCAACAAGAAAAACATACCTTAAGAAAGTCTAGAGGTACTAATGGAAAATAGTTTAGGCTGGCATGTTCTAGATAA